TTGCCAGACGGTCTCTCGTGCATCACACCGCGTCCGTGGGACAGCTTGGTCACCGGGATCGTCGTGGATGTCGTGCGATGCTAGGGGTATTGTGGGGTCAGCACGGTTATGTTCCTTTCCCTTCCTTTCCCTTCCCTTCCCTTCCGCTTTACACGGAATTCAAAGCTGTAAAGTTTCCCTTAACACGGAATTCAAAGCTGTAAAGTTTCCCTTAACACGGAATGCAAAGTCGAAAACACGCGTGAGGCACGCGTCGCAAAGTTGAAAACACGCGTCGCAGAATTGAAAACACGCGTCAATTTTGCATGGATCTTAACAAAAAAGCACCGAAATGACCAGTAGATCGCCGCAATCCCTTACGCAGCATAGAAATTAAACGCTCGTTCTATTTGGTATTATGTATGTTGTAACAAGTAGCGTATGCACAATGTAAAGAACTGGCTGAAATGTGCGCAATAGTTAAACGATCGATTGAAATGTAAAGTCCGGCGCGTTAGAGATTTTGTTTTCGAAGCTCCAAGCGATTCCAGCCCATCTCTCATCCCATCCTATCCCAATACCCTCTCAATCGCACCACAATGCCCTGTGGCAGCCCTTACCCATAATCCCTACTCCATACTCCATATCTACCCAAACCCCTCTCACAATCGATCCTCGTGCCTTTTGAGTAGAAAGCTGGGCAAGAAGAAACCCCATGAGATTGCTCCCATGAGGTTTTGTGATGCTGTGTGGTGGTGCTAAGCCTTTGTGAATGACATTAGAGCTAAGGAGTGTATAATTGCTGCTTCTTCACTTAAATGAACTAATCCTAAGCTCATCACCTCATTATCGTATAGGTAATGACCCCACAATTTGGTGTCGTAATGGTTAGCTTTGGAGCCAATCCGTGGCGTATAATAAGGCTGATTAAATTTCATCTCACCACGATAAGGCTCAGGAACTTCCTGTCCGTTGATGTTGATCGTCTGTGCCTTACGGCGGTATTGAGTAGTATTGTCCCAAATTGGATGACCGAGGCTGAATGATTCCCATTCGTTATCCATGTTAAACTCCCATCTCTCCCAAGGCTTATCCGTCTCCATGGCATCCTTGGCATATTCCATCATTAGTTCTGCGTGTTTGTGCTTCATATTTGTGTGTGGTTAATTGTGCGTCTTACCTGCTCGCTGGTCATCTTGGCACCGCAATCGATGCAGAGCCAATGTGATTTGTAATCCACCGGTGTTCCGTATCGGCAGAACGGACAGTCTGGCATCTCAGCGAACGACCGCGGAGCGTGGAAGGGTTGCCCGGCTGGACTGTGAGCATCCTTGACCGTTGGGATTGATTCGAGTCCTTTACTCATATCGTATCGATACCGGTGTCCTCGTCCTCGATCCCGGACACAGCCATGTTGAGGACTGATATCACCTCGTGGATGTTATACAGGTCTGTGGATGGTATCCAAGACTCGATGTAAGCGAGGATCTCGGCCGTGCTGTAGAGCTTCTCTTCCGGTGGGTTGTCTGGTGGTGTTGTGTAGCGTGTCAGGTCTTCGTCTAGTGGCATAATGTTATTGGTTTAGTAATTGGTCCATGAGAATTAGAAAAGCTGAATTGTTTTAGTCGTTATTTTATATCGTAAACGAAGGTGCATTTCCCGGCCGTGTTCTTGTAGAAAGCGGTTCCTTCCTCTAGGGCGTTCTTGATCTTTAGAGCGAACGGTTTCAAGACTCCTTTATATTTCGTGCGAATCGTTTTGTCATGGTAGCGACGGCCTTCATACATTATCACCTTTGCTCCGGCAATATCTTTGAGTTGCTTGAAATTGCTTGCCTTGTAGATCGTGCCACCATGTCCGTATTCCTTATCAGCATAGCTCACTACTATCCCTTTTCCCCAGTCTTTGCGTAACAAACGCAAGCTTCGACCTATAAAGAAACTCTCAGCGTTTCGAGGAGTGTCGTCGATGCAACAAAGCCTACGCAACTCAATTACATTCTTGGGTTCATCTGAAAATCGTTTCCATTGGTTGGCCATCGCCATTCTACCATAGAACATTGCACCAACCATTGATTTCTCCACATCAAATAAAGCATAACAATAGTCAGCAATACATCCGTTAATGTTTCCAGAGTAATGATTGGTTTCGATAAAATCTCGAACCTCGTCGCGGTTTACTTTTCTGACTGTCCAATTTTGAAGTGCCATTGTAATTCTAGTTGGTTGGTTATTTGGTGATTTGCTGCCACATAGCTACTGCCAATGAGATCAGCCCGAAAGTCCAGAGTGCAATGATGATGAGTTCGCTGAAACAAATGATATCGATGATCAAAACCACGGTTCGCATAAGTTTTCTTTTGGGGTGCATTTTCATAGGATGTTTTCGATGAGGGTTATGATCCACGGCACGAGCTTATTGTCGATGTATGCCGGGGCGATGAATACTAATGTGGCGATGGGGTATGAGATGATGTGTTTCATGGTGGTTGGTTGGTTTCGCGTTAGCGATATGAAGAAGTTACCAGATTATTCTCCAATGTATATAATTATTTTACTAAATAAATCATTTTGTTCTGTATCCCTTATTCTATATAGGAATTTAGACATAAAAAAGCCCCAGAGATTGCTCTCTGAGGCGTATTTTTAAGGCTCAATCGTCTCCGCAAACAGCGATATCTTAGGTTTATGTTTCATCTCCCACTGCATCCGTTTTACTGCTCGTTGAATCATCAATCTGAATCCTTCGTGATCGTTTCCGCGTAGCAGTGAGAGTTCCGATGGTCTATCTTCTTCTTCGTGTTTTATGTCTTCCATGCACATCGTTTCTGATACGCAAATTCACCTCGTCAACAGATTTATTCAAACCTCTGTTTGGAACCGTTGAGCCGGATCGGTAGGACCGAGTCACGCCTGCCGTTTCGCATCTTGCCGATCTTCAGACCATCGTCGCAGATGAAGATCAGCGCGTCTGCGTCCTGCTCGATCGCCCGTGACTCTCTCGTTTGATTCTGCTCGTTGAGTTGCGTGGCTGTGACCACCGGACAGTTGAGATGCTTGGCGAGTTGCTTGCACCCGGCTGAGTTCTGTGCGACCTCTTCCTCGCGCGTCTTGCTGGACCGGGGAGATGATTTGATGATCTGAAGGTAGTCGATACCGACATACGCAAGCTCTCCGTTATTCATGTCCTTGATGCGTTGAGACTCAGCCTCGATGGTCGCCATGGTCTGGTTGGCCGACGCATCGATGTAGAGCTTCGACCCGGCGATGAACTCGCAGGCATCCTTGATCCTCATCAGGTCGTTCTTCTGAGCCTTCCGCGGCTGCGTGATCACACCGTAGTCCACCTTGCTGATGTAGCAGATGATACGGCCGATGATCTCGTTGGTGGTCATCTCAATACTGAACAGTGCGACCGGTAAACCCTTGAGCAGAAACTCGCAGGCGAACTGGATGATCAGCACTGACTTACCACGGGACGGCTTGGCACCCATCACCCACAGCTCACCGCCCTTCATGCCACCACATATCTCGTCAAGCTGAGTCAGCCCTGTGGAGAAGCCGGGGATGTCACCAGCACCGTGGGCAGCCTTGAACGTGTCCGAGAACATTCCGATTGCCTGCTTGCCCGTGTGGGATCGTTTCTGACCGCTCACTGCCTTGTTCATGGCTTCCATTGCGTCCTTGACCGTCTGCATCGCCTCAGTGCTGTCTGTAGCCTCTGAGAGTGCCTTAGCAGCGATCACACCCAGCCTGCGAGCCTTCATCTCACGGAGGGAGTCTACCCATCCAGTCCAGCCATTCCCGGACGGGGCGTAGCTGTAGACCTCGCTGATCGCACCCGGTCCGCCAGCCTTGGACAGCAGCCCGATGTCGTTGAGGTGTGGCACCAGCGTGATGAGGTCGATCTGACCCTCAGCGTCCCTAGTCTGGGTCTTCATGACCTCGAATAGGATCTGGTTGGTTGGGAAGTTGAAGCACTCGTCATCGATCCCCTCTGCCAGCCCTTGCCGGTAAAGCTTCTCCGAGAACATCATCGCTGACAGCACAGCCTTCTCCGCTGACAGGTTACTTGGCATTTCTGTTATCTCACTCATATGCTGAATTGGTCTGAGGTTTGAGGTTTACGCTGCAATGGGATCGGGGTTAACTTTGGATCTTCAAACAGTCCCATCCATCCGTTACCGATGCTGTGGTCGATCATCTTGATAGCCCTAGCCTCTCCGATGCTTTCAAGCTTCTTCAACTGCATCACCGCGGTTCCCTTGGTGAGCTTCTTCTTCTTGTCGTTCCGGTGGTCGTTCCACCTATCCCATGCCTCACCAAACTCGACGGAATCAAACGGTAGTTTAACTTCGACCTTAGTTATTGGCTGCTTGTTTTCCGTAGGTGGTGATATTGTTCCGTCAGATGATGGGATAAGACTATCTACCTCACGGTTGTTGATGACCTGATGGCGGGGAAAGGATGGGACACATCCGTATGTCCTACCCTCTACCTCATACTTATCGATGAACCCGGCACTTAGTAACGCTTCCATGATAGCATCGAAGTCCACGTTATCGTATGGGAGTATCTGCACACCCAGCCTGCGAGTGTCCCACTTGAATCGTCCATCCCTGTCAGCGGCACACCATAGCCCAATGAATGCTAAACGCACTGGTAGGGCGGTATCAAACTCAAGGTCGGCAAGCTCGGCGTGGGTAAAGAACTCTGGTTTGATAGTCCTAATTCTCATGCGATTCCTCCACGTTGTTAGCCTTGTAAATTGCTACGCCAATGAATCTGAATAGATCAACTAGGTCTACTTCCTGTTCTTCTAGGAAATCGTCGAGAATATCCCAATATGCTTTCTCCATACTGACCCTGCGGCCGATGAGTTTGTCCTCTTCCAGTTTGTGGGGTCTGCCCCTTAATTTCTTTTCTGTGTTCATGTTGGTTGGTTTACTTGTGAATTTGTTTGCCATACTCATGGATGAGCAGGGCATCTGCGTTTGCGTGTGTTATTTTGATGTCCGGGTAGAGCTGCTGGGCCATACGCTTGGTGACGTTCTTGTCGCCCTTGGTCATGCAGCCTAGGTGTTTCATCCACACCTGTGGGCGAACCTTCGTAAAGGCTATCCCTGCGGCCGTGAGAGCCATCTCTAGGTGACCGAAGCCATTACCGAAGGAGAAAGCTGACACCACCCCCATTTGGGGGGAGGATGATACTTGCTCTAGGTAGCAGTGCGGGATCTCTAGGTTTCTCTGAGCATCGTAAGCAATGCCCACGATCAAATCCCACAGGTCTTTAGTTGTCTCCGGCATCTTCTCCACTAGGGTGTCACCCAGAGTGGTCCATGCAATCGCACCGTTCTTACCTACATCGATTCCGATAATCATACTAGACTCGTGTTCTTTGGATCTACGAATTCAAATACCTCTGCGATCTGATACATGATTGCATCAGCGATGGCAGAGCATAGTTCGAACTCACTAGGAGTCTCGGTGTGCTTGTGTGCGCGGCGATACCCGTAGGTGGTGCCGTCTTCGATTGCTTTTACTAATAATGGGTGTGTCTTTGGTATTAACATATTATTCCTTCCAGCTTTTTATTTTTAGTTTAATTGCGAGTTCCGTGCAGGCATTCTCTTCTGTGTCGGCCTTAGCGAACGTCTGTGTCCCTGATCGGTAGCACATCCACTCACCGTCCTTCTGACTGCACGAGATTGATTTACTGACCATCCACTTCTTGCGAGGTGAGAGGTCTTCTGTTGTTTTAAATAGATACTGATCCATTTTCTTTCTAAAGATATTGTCGTAGTTTGATCCGTAGGATTCGTGATCTTGAACTCGGTTCCAGTCTCCCTTGTGGCTCATTTCCAGAAATAGATTGTTTGTTTTACCTTCTCAATGAATTCGCGTCTCCGCTCCTCCTTTGCTTTTCTCTCTCCAATCATCCGGCAAATCTGCATGGTGATCATTGGCTCGCGTCCGATTATTCCGATTTTCATTGTTCTTCGTTGGTTGGTTTTTGGTCGTTGATGAGGTTGGCGATAATGATTTGGAAAGCCTTCATCTTATGCTCGTCCTCGTTGAGTAATTCAAACACGGCGAGGTTGTAGTTCAATGACTCAAGCTTGCCCTTGTATAGTCCTGCTAATTCTGCGTGGTTCATATTTTTTATTATATTTGTTAAATCTCTGGTAGTTCTGGAAGCGGCATCCAATGCGTAGGAGTTAAATAAAATGGTTCTGTATCGGATTCTTCGTCACGAACCCAAACTCCCCAGTTTTTATCGTCCCCATCCCATATGTTTTCATTCCAACACCCAACTGACCATAAGAGTATATATTGATTTTTGGGTGCTGTTTCTATTGGTTGCCATTCCATACTATTTAAAGCTTACGCACTTTTGTTTTTTGGTATCGTAGATTAGCTTTGCTCCGTGTTGTTCAGCAGCGTAAATCGCATCTTCTAAACTGTCTGCGAGTGCAACGGTGCTTTCCATATCGTCTAGGATTTCATATCTGTATTTTTTCATATTGTTGGTTAGTTGGTCACTCATCAGCGAGTGATGACGTAAACCTACACACTCATATCTAGATGTCGATATTTATTTTAATAAATATATAAAATAATTATTCCCCTTTGTCCGTAAGGCAATTCGGACAGTCGTTCCACCGTTTCATTTTCTTCCTTGCCGGTAATTCAATCTGTTCCCGGCAGTATTCCGGGGAGTTCTTCATCAGCCAGCGATGGCAGGCCCACTTGACATCAGCGAACTCCTCATAGGTGATTTTTGGTGCCTCTTTTCGAGTCTGGATAAATCTAACTGAGTGATGGCTTCCTATCATTTTGGTATTGTAATATTAAAACTTATTTAATTTTTCTCTGCTTAAAAAGTATGCCGGACCATAACCGATATCTTTTAAATTCTCGTTCCTTATGAATTTATCTTTTTCAATCCAGCCTATGAATTCTACTTCGTTATCGTTAACGTAAGCTAGTATGTAGATGTCCACATCGTTGTTTATCTTCAATGTCGCCAACAAGTTTCCGTTCTTGTAGTTTGTTGATTTTATATCGTATCTATTGTTATTCCTCGTAACACCATCGTAGCTTCCACTCCTCGGTGAGAGTCCGAAATCGGGGAATAAATTATTCTTTTTGGCGAACGCATACTCCGCTTTAAATCCTTGTATATCTGCCTCCACACCGTCTTGATTCCCTGCCTTGGCATCAAATACATTGTGACTTCTGGACACGCTAGATCTGAGCCTTCCGATGTATTCGCAAAACTTAATCTCTTGGGTGTCGAGTATCACTTTCATCTCAGCATAATGTCTGATCCAATGACCATAAACAGGTTATTTGGTGTGGTTTATCGGTCGTTGTTCGGGTTGGTTGTTTCCCAAGGTAGTATTGTTTCATCAGCTTCTTCTTGGCTATCGCATGATAGGTTGCGGTATCTCTCGGCAAGGCGACGTGCTTCGTCCCGCTGCTCGGTGACGGCGGTTAGTTCGTCGGTTGGCTCTGCTAACCATTTGTCGGGTGCTACTCTATATTCGGGATCACGTTCTTGTATTATGGCTAGTACTAACTCTAATCCGTTATACAAACCAAGCATATACGAATCAAAATTCCACGTTCCATGCTGTCCTTGGGTATCTCTTAGGCTTTGTATACATTGCTCGATTTCGGAGCGATCTTTTACTAAGTCCTCTAAATCTGTTCTCGGTGTGTCGGTGTTCATAGTTCGTTCATCGTTGTCACATACGCATCCATCGTATCCGCAGTGCTTGCATTGTCCGCTCATAGTTCGTTCAGTGTTGTTATGTCGATATTTTGCTATTCTATCGACACGTTGTAACGTTCTTCGCTTTCCACGATTAGCTTGGCGAGTTGTTTTGGCGTGGTAATCTCATTAAATACATCGTCATGACCAGCTTCCATCTTCTTAGCACCGCATTCATTTTCGTAGAGATACCATTCGATCCAATCAAACTCGTCTATCATTTCAACTAAGCCATCATACGTTTTCCAGATTGCAGTGTATAAATTACCGTCAATATCAAGCACTCCAGCATCAAAGCAAGCATCACAGCAAGCGGTTAGGTTTTT